TACTAGAACCGTCATCGTCATAAAACTCATAGACAAAATCTACCATTTTAAGATTATCGACTATGGTTGCACGTTCTGACCAAGGCATAAATGCTCGGCCCTTTTTACGTTCTAACCATGCATCACTGTTAACACCCACTATTAGTAGGTCTCCTAATTTTTTTGCTTCTTCAAAATAAGCAATATGTCCGCTGTGAATCGGATCGAATCCGCCAGTTACTAGTACAATTTTCATACAACTACTTATAAAGTAATATCTTCCATGCCTGCAGTTCTGAGTCTACTTACATGACCTAGCATAAAGTTTTTACTTTCCAAACCTTTCATTAGACCCAACCACTTATTTCGAACCAACGCAACTTCATTAATGATTGTTTCAAAATCAATTACCTCATCTTCGCCGTCCACGTATTTTTCAGCGTCCCTGCTAGTTAATGCTCGAGGATAATTTTCTAAATATTTTTGAAAATGTTTTTTACGAATTTTTCTTAATTGTAGATTAAGATATTGTAGTACTGCTTCGATTTCTTGTAACTGGTTAAATCTCTGTTCTGTAATACCAGGCAATGAAGCAACATTTTTTTCTAAATTACCTTTAATATTACATTCAAATTTGGCCTGTACTAATTCATCTTCATAATAATTTATGAAGGCAGGAATATTTCCCATGTCAGCTACTACTTTATTATACCACATTATTCGTTAACCAGTTTATCTAACCATGGAAAATATTCTCTCCAGTTCAATCCACGGCGTAAATCATTCTGCTCTAAGTAAGAAATAAGATCTTGTTGGCGTTTTAAATTAGAATTTGACTTTTGTTTTAGCTTTTCTATAATCCCAGACAATACATTTAGAGTTTGCTGCTGGTCCCATGAATCTTGTGGAATAGATTCGTATACCCTATTTAATGATGGTTCAAATACGCTTATGTCAAAATTTACAGGACTAAAAATGCTGTCTTCGGGTAGTACTAAATGCATATACCAAAAAATTTCTTTATTTTTACTCCACTCTTTATATTTAAGTACCAGATGTTCTATGTCGTGTATGTTCAATGAACATATAGTCGACAATAATCCAATTCTTAAAGATTTTAGTTCGATTATTGTTTTCATATTTTCATCGAATAGAAAATGATTAAATCCAGAACGGACATACTCTTGACTCTTACCCCAACCATCAACACTGACTTGTATGTCTACTCGTTTAACCTTACCATCGGCTGATAATTTTTCAAGTCTTAGTGCAGTGTCTTTAACTATACTATTTTTTATATTTAAATTTGTAATAACATTAAATTCTAAGTTTGGATGAGGATTCAACTCAAAATACTCAATCAATGAAAAAAAGTCTTTTTGAAGAAACGGTTCACCTCCTGCGATTTGCAATCGCAATAGTGATGTGCTATTTTCTTTAAACCATTTCCAAAATAGAGGTACAAGTTCTTTATAATTACCCAAATCGATATCATTCAGGTGTGTAAGTATGCTACCGCCAAATTTATTATTTTCAGCTTGTATAGAAGAACTCAACGAACCATTACAGTACACACATTTTAAATTACAGGCATTAGAAAAAAATACTTCTAAAATAACTGGTTGAACATCAAGTTTGTTGGGATTGCTATCTAATACCTCAGGGTATATTTCTGGTATTTGATTTTGAAACATCCTATCACTTATTCCGCCAGATTCTTCTATACTTTTACAATACTCGCAAGTTCCAGTTGGCCATTTACCATCCAACATTTCAGCTCGAGCACTTAACTTCTCAGATGTATTATGAAAATTTTCAAAATTCGATGCATCTATCGAACTCTGACTTGCTCTATGGCATGATGCCGTTTTTCCGCTGTTTAAATATATTGTACTCCATGCCCATTTTAGTCTACATGATGTATCTGTTTTTATTGGAAAATATTTTGGCATACCCAATTATTACTCTTCGTAGTCGTCTTGGTCTTCTTCATCTAATAGATTTCCAGCATACTCGTCGTAGCTGCGTTTGGTATAACTATCGATGCCACTAAATTCCTTAAGTTCTATGTCGCCTAGTAAATCAACCAATATGCTCATTAAATTATCACTGGCTTCTTGCCTATCCTTTTGGGGAATGTATTGTTTAAGTGTTGAATAAACTTCACCTAATAATTCTGTGTCAATTGTCATTCTTCAATATCCTGTTCGTTTACAACAGACAATTTTTGATGAGGATTCTTAATATAATCTGCCATCACGTTGTCTAAACTATTATTTTCGTTTCGCTCCCATGCTTTACGAAATTGTTTAATAACTGTACCGTCTGCTAGAGTATATTTAAGGCTGTTGCCTTCTTTGGATAATAAACCTTTTCCCTCAAACATATCAACTAAACCACTGTAGGGATTCATTCCAGTTTCATAGGGAATCTTAACCTGAACACTTTCAAAGGGTTTGGCATAGCGAGTTTTCATAATCTTGCAGCTAGCACGAATACCCTTAACTTCGCTGATCTTGTTGCCATCTTCGTCCTCTTTGAGCTTGAGTTTACGCATGGCGACAACGATTGAGCTTGCATAGATAAAGCCCTGACCGCCTGAAATTTTATCATCAGGGTCAAACATGTCCTGGCTTGCGTAGGTGTGGTTTGTGGCCACCAATCCTAAGTTTAAATCACCGAACATATTTACACAATTACGCACTAATGCTGTTAGAGCCTTGGGCTTGCGTCCCATGTCACCTTTAAGATCGCCTGCATCAAACTGGTTAACGTCTGTGGGAGTTAAAAGCATACCCAATGAGTCTAGCACGAACAATACTTTGGGACGCTGATCTTCTGGTAATACTTTGTACTCTTTAACAAATTCACTAATCATCTTAGCCACGTCATCGATCATGGCCATGTTGAGTTTAAGTAATTTGTCCTCAGACGTATCGACCCCAAGTGCGTGTAACCATGCTTCGTCAAGTGCATTTTCGGTGTCAATTAAGATAACATAAATGCCCTGTTGTTGGGCGTTTTTAACAAGGTTACCCGAACAAATAAAACTTTTACCTGCGCCAGACTCCCCTGCAAATACTGTAACTTTGCCCATAGGGATTCCTTTATTAAAATCCCCGCTGATAAGATAATTTAATGCATAGTTGTTTGTAGAGATCCATGTGTCTGGGTCCCTAAATCCTACACTGATACCGTCAATACTTTTTGTAATGCTTTTTCTAAATTTGCTTAAGTCAAATGGTTTTGTTGCCATAATGTTTATCCTTTTAATAATTTAAATTTGTTGTTACCTTTAAGGTTTCTATATACAACTTGTCTATACTCGGTTAATTTATTTTGAATATCTACTAGATTCCCGATATTTAAAAAGTTGCCGGACGGAACCATATTTCGTTCCTTACACCAACTTATATACTCTGAACTTAGATTAATAGTTTGTGGACGACATAAATGTAAGCTAACAAACCCTAGCAACTGATCATAAGAGTTTTCGTCTAGATGTTCTAATTTATCATCGAAGTTAAGAAACTTATTATACAGTGTTCTTCCACGATGGTTAAACGCTATCCTTAAATTACAAATATCGTTAGATAATAAGAATTTAGAGAAAGGATTCGGGATAGAAAAATGACTATCATTAGAAAATTTAACAGAATTGAAAGACTCTTCGAGAGCGTGTACATTTTCGTTAATTTGAAGATACGTCTGTGATAGTCCCAATATATCTAAACATTGAAACAGTGGTATTACTGATATTTCATCAGGCAGCCCGTGATGCAATTTCTCATCCATCTCGTTATTTTTTGAACGATTGCCGTTGCTTCTGTATTCCTGAATACTATAATTAGTGGTTTGGGCATTAACCCAATACGAGTGTATCTTGTTTAAAACATACTGGTCGAGGCATTCGAGCTCTGAATACTCATCGAATTTTTTACCAATTAATTTTTGTATAAACTCGTTTGAAACACGAATCGACTTCTGTAATTCATTTATAGTGCGAGAAATGTAGTTATAAGTTGAACCGTCTGTTGTAAAATTATTGAGATTATTTTTATCCAAATGATCAAGATAATATTCAACAACTTCATGATTAACAGGGACGAACTCCAGTTCGTCCCCGCTATGCTCGAACACTAGTTTAATTCGCATAAACCAATCAAAAGATTTTTATTACTTTTGACGATTACGAATCATTGCCAAAATATCTTCGGCACGTTGACTAGCGGGTTTAGCTGCTGCGACTGGTGCAGTGACTTCTGGTTCGTCTACTTCGAACGGAGGATCGTCATTTGTTGCCGTAGGCACTGGACGCGATGCTACAACGGGTTTTGCCGCAGGAGTTGCGTCATCGGACTTGTTGCCAGCAGCAACAGCCATGCCGGCCGGTTTGTAATAAGCACTCCACTTATCTGCATCAAATGGCTCACCGTTTACACTGGCTTCGAACATTTCTTTAATGATCTTCAACTCAACATCACTGGGCTTTTTAGGCAAAAAGTCTGCCAGATTATACAACCCAAACTTTTCAATTGCTTCAAGCTCGGATTGAGTTAGGGCACTTTCTTTACGAGCCCAAGTACTAGTATTATAATCGGCATATCCGCCTTTACTAGTTTTCTTAATGTTAAAATCCAATCCGCCTTCATAGTCAGTTGGTAGGTTTTCCAAATCTGGATCCATGAGTGCATTTTTCACTAGATTAAAAATCTGTGGACTGATGATGAATCGACGGATTGGATTATCAGTAGACTTATCATCGCTCAATGGATTGTCGTGAACAAATCCTTGGAAAAGATAACTTTTCTTTTTCCAGTATTTACGACCCATTTCTTCAAGACTCTTGTCTTTGAACCATGTACGTACTTCTGCCAAGATTGGGCAAGCTTCGCCCCACATTTCTACGCATGGCACTTGTACAAAGGTGGGCTTACTGTCAACTTGACCTTTGATGCCTGCGAAAGGCAGTTTAATCATTAGTCGTTCGACCCAGAAAAAAGTGTTTTTAGTGTTTGCGTCTGGAAGGAATCGTACACGAGCTGTAGTACCTTCTGGGATGTTCCAATGGGCGTAAATGCCATTGTCACCGCCTGATTGGCCGCCTTGACCTTTGCTTTCTTGTGCTTGTAGTTTTGCGCGGATTTCTGCTAAAGATGTTGCCATAATGTTCTCCTATAAATTTAAGATGGTCTTTGTTGTGCTTAGATATACACTGCACCGTTGCAGTATATAACATTTGTATTTAGTCTGTCAAGACAAAAGATTAAAAATTTGTTTAGCACTCGTCAAGTATAACGATGCTGGTAGGAAAAATCAAATTATTTGGTAATGCCAGCTAGCTGTTTGAGAAAACTTGTTTCTAGTTCTTCCATTACGCCGTTGCTATAGCTACCAATTTCTCTATCAGCAGTGGTACTTCCGTAGCTGCCATATCCGTAATCGTAAACTCCCATACGTGGAAATTCAAAATGTGGATTCCATGCTGCTATAATATCTTTGGCTCGCTCTAGTTCTTCTCGACTTTCGAAATAATATACTCCGTCGCTGAATCTAAATTCGAATCCATGCTCTTGAAAAAGTTGAACTAATCGCTGATCTTCTGCATCGCCATCTATTACATTGCCATCCGAATCTGCCGCAGTTAAACTATTTGCAAACGGACTGTCTGTA